AAAAACCTACGAAGAAAAGTACGGAAAGAAATATGACAGTCTCAGAGCAGTTGTACAGCACTCTCCTAAAGGAATGAGCATACAAAAGACAAGACCACACCAAGGATATCATGCTTGGCATTGTGAATGTGCTGATCTGTGTACAAGTTCTCGTGTAATGGCATACACTTTATACTTGAATAGTGTTGAAGAAGGCGGAGAAACAGAATTTTTGTATCAGGGTGTGAAAATAAAACCTGAACCAGGTAAGTTAGTGTTCTTCCCTGCTTATTACACTCATCCACATAGGGGAAATCCTATCTACAAAGGTGTTAAGTACATTGTAAGTGGTTGGTATACGTTTGATGAATAGGAAATAAAATGAAAATTTGTGTAGTAGGTGGCGGAACGGCTGGATTCGTTGCCGCACTTATATTAAAAAAGAGCTATCCTGATTTTACAGTTGATATTATTAGAAGTTCTAAGATAGGAACTATTGGTGTAGGTGAAGGAAGTACTGAACACTGGTCAGCTTTTATGGATTTTATGGGAATTCAAGCAGGTGATTTGATCAAGAATACTGATGCTACTTTTAAATCAGGTATTATGTTTCAAAACTGGAGTAAGGTAGACTTTTTACAAAGCGTACACGATCCTTTTGTTAGTGAACATCTGGGATTACCTATGATGTATGCTAAATTAATCAAAGATAAACCACATCCTAAAGAATTAGTAGGTGAATATACTTGGAATAGTCATTTACCATTTAATAAATTTATGGAAGAAAACATAAACGAAACTGGTGTTAGTCAATATCATTTTAACACACATAAGTTAAATGATTTTCTTACTGCCAAGGCTGTTGATTTAGGTTGTAACATTACTGATGATGAAATCGAAGATGTTATTTTAAATGATTTTGGTGCTGTGAGAAAGTTACAAAGCAAAACAAACACATACGAGTATGATTTTTATGTAGATTGTACAGGATTTTCAAGATTATTAATTGGAAAGCTGGGAGCTAAATGGCAAAGCTATAGCAGGTATCTTAAAATGAAAGAAGCAATAGTGTTCCCAACGCCCGAAGAAGAAGAATTACCTCTTTGGACTGTTGCTAGAGCCATGGACAGCGGTTGGATGTTTAGAATTCCTGTTTGGGGGAGAAAAGGAAACGGATATATTTTTGATAGTGATTTTATTTCTCCAGATGAAGCACACAAAGAAGCGGAAACTTTTCTTGGACATGGAGTTGAGGTGGCAAAACATTTAAAATTTGATCCAGGAGCTCTTGATAAGCCGTGGATTAAAAATGTTTGTGCTGTAGGACTGAGTGCTAGTTTTGTTGAACCACTAGAAGCCAGTTCAATTGGTACAAGTATTAATCAAAGTTTCCTTCTAGCATCAAGAATTTTAAATTATAATCCTAATTCTATAGATAGATACAATAAAGAAGTTGATGCTATAATGAATAACATTAGAGATTTCATTGTTTTACACTACATCACCAATAGAACAGACACGCAATTTTGGACACACTTACAAACTGCGGAGATTCCAGATAGTTTAGCAAATAATTTGGATATGTGGAAAACAAGATTGCCTATAGCAGACGACTTTACCGACTGTACTTCAAAAATATTATTCAACGAATATAATTACATTTTGGTTCTATACGGATTAGGATTAATTGACACTGAAATGGTACGTAAACAATACGAAAGTATTCCTAAAGAAGCTAAATTTTTTGCTGATCAATCATTAACAAGTAAATTAGAACACGACAAATTAAGAACTATCCCACATAAGATGATGATTGACTTGATAAGGAGGATAGCATGAGGTTGTTTGCGTTTGGCTGTAGCTTAACACAATACTTTTATCCTACATGGGCAGATATTTTAATTCATCAATATAGAAATCGAGGTTACGAAGCAACCAATTGGGCAAAAAGCGGAGCAGGTAACGTTTATATTAACTGTAGACTATGGGAAGCGAATACTGTACATAAATTTAATAAAGATGATGTGATACTTCTTCAGTGGACAAGTATGTTCAGAGAAGATAGGTATCATATGGGACAGGGTTGGTGGACACCAGGAAACTTTAGTCGCGAGACAATACAAAGTGATGATGCTTTTGTTCTAAATAATTACAGATATGAAAGCACTTGGATATGGGCTGACATTATGTGGTGTGCTATGCGTGACTGTGCTTTAATATCAGCAACACACAAAGCATTAGAAGCAATAGGTTGTAAAGTTTATTCAACTGGATTCAGAGATTACTTAGAAAATTTTGAAGATCAATCTCCTACGTTCAATGAGAAAAATCCTAAATTAGAATTAGAAGACATGCGAGCCGTGATAGAAAGCTATAAAGATGATATAAAAACAAATTGTCCGCCAATCTTAAACGCTTTGAACTTTGGTACTGACGATGATTTTTGGGATACTAGACCAAAAAGTGTTCCTACTCTTAAGCCTGAACACGAACATTTACTATTACCTGAAACACACCCGCTTACCCATGAAGCGGCAACATTTGTCGACGAGTATGTTGAAAAAATAGATAATCAAACTTGGGAATTTATAGATAGTTGGAAAGAAAAATATAGTAATAAAGATCCAATCATACTACAGGATTTACAGTGGTTCAATCCTGAAAAGATAGGTTGGTCAGATGATAGATGGAGACCATAATATGAGTATACCGGTTATAGGTTTGGATCGTGATGGAACAATAAACGAAGACATAGGACTTACACAAGAAGGAGTACCTCCTTATTGTATTAAGCCAGAACAATTTAAACCAATTCCAGGAAGCCTAGAAGCTGTTAAAATTATTAGAGATAAAGGGTATGATGTAGTTATACTAACCAATCAATCAGGAATTCAACGCGGAGTAATGGATGCTGTTGACGTAGATATAGTTAATAATTATATGTTAGAACTATTGGCTGGTGTTGGATGTAAGAGCATTAATGGCCTGTATTATTCTACTACACCATTTAAAGATGATCCATATAGAAAGCCAAATCCAGGAATGTTTAAGAGAGCGGCATCTGAAATAGGTGTTGATTGGAAGAACGGAGTATATGTTGGAGATAAAATTACAGATCTCAAAGCCGCAATCAAAGTAAAAGCAAAGCCTATATTAGTTAAAACAGGTTATGGGCTAGAAACAGCTAAGAAATTAGAAACTTTTGCTAACAAAGACCTGAAAAAGAAGACCGAAGTTTTCGACAACTTATACGCTTTCGCTCACAGTCTAGTAGATATTTCATAGTTTTTTGAACATAAACATATCTGTGTAAAACGATAAATACTGTATGGAGCAGGTAAATGAATAAACTTCTGACAAACTTCTTTACAAAAGGGCAAAATAATTCTATATTACTACCGAGTAGATCTAACTTTAGTTTTAGAGGTAGTTGGATTGCTGTACAAAGAAACAACACTATTTTAGATAAGTTTCACTTAGGTGATTTTAGTAGTGCTATGTACCAGGTAGCAGTTGAATTTGACTCTAACGAAAAAGAAACCATGCAGATTTCTGTTGTAGCAAGACCAGACAGAGCTGTTGTATCTATATTTGGTAGAGCTTCAATAAATCAGGAATTGATCAATGTCACAGCGGCAGTAGATGCTAGTAGCGTATATCTATATGCTAGTCCTAAATCTAATACATATTTAGGCAGTAAAGTCACATTTCATGCTACCTATGCTCAAGCAATACACCAGTTGACTCCGCCGGCTATTGTCGCAGATACATCAACCGAAGAGACATCTGGAATAAATACTTTTGATGCTACTAGTAGCACATTTGATAAAACTAATGTAACATTTGATAGGACGTAAGAATGGCAAAATCAGTAATTAATGTAGGTACAGCCGCAAATGATGGGACTGGTGATAATCTAAGAGCAGGTGCTACCAAGATTAATGCCAACTCTGATGAACTGTACAACGCAATAGGCGATGGTACAACTTTAAAAGACATCGTCAACTCAAATTTGGAATTAGATGTTCCAAACGACAACGCAAAAATTAACAAAGTATCATTTCATGCTTCAACTTTAAACCAGATGAATGCTATTGATGCTGGAACATATCATGGAGCAATGCTTCATGTACACGAAGGCGGAAGTGTCTATGTAGCACACG